CTTTTCCACATTGACCCCCCGTTCCATTATTAACTTAATGCGCACTCCATCTATGCCTCTTGATGACATCAAAACGACTCTCAAGACACATTATGAGTGTGACGGTGTATCATTTAACGCATTAGTCGTCCAACATACAGTGAACGGCAAGTGCGTGAATATGATTTACGTTTCATCACCAAATAGTGATGTTAGCTCGGTCATGGAATATGCCTCATTTGCCCACATCGTCACACAATTTAAAATTGACCCTGAATTTAGACCTAGTAATGTTGCACATACCCTTAATAATCTCTTCGGAGAGGGCAGTGCAGAAAACTTTAGGAACATTGCTAAATTGATGGTTGATTTTGTTGACGAGTTGTATGAGCATAGATACATCCACCATAGTTTTGACGAAATGAAGGCAAAAATCCCCAAGTATCATTATGATTGCTCGACAGGGGAAAAGCCCGACATTGAAAACCCAGCTGATGTTTCCGGTATTTACACCAAACTCATGACAAAGTCGGAGTCCAAGGTGGCTTCCGCGTTGTATAAAGCATGGCTCAAAACTTTCACAAAGGATTTTTCATCTTACCACCTCTCCCCAGGTCAACTCCATGTAAATTATAAGCCTTCTATGAACCAGATCTTTCCTCTACTCATCAGAGCTCCCATCGCTGCACCAGTTCGCACAGAACTAGCAGACAGGGATGCATATATGGGTAGATGTCTTGCCGTCAATTTCGACACGGACGTTCGTCGCACAACAAACGACTTAGATTGGACAATTATCGATAGCATCATTAACACTATTTTCCATGGACAAACTTTTGTTCCAATTGGATGTTCAGAGTTAAAGACGTATACCGATCAACATGCCAACCTTCGCAAACGTTATGAGACTTACGCTGAAGCGCATGCATCTGGCAATCCATCGGATACTGCAGATCAAGGCATCAACAATTTTGTTAAGATTGAATTGCAAACTAAGGATCCAAGCGCCACCAGTTATCGTAATATTACTAATGATACTGATGCTCTAGTGATCGCAATGACAGCATTCACCAAACCCATGTCCGCCCATTTAGCTATGTTTATGCCCGGGTATGCGTTTGGGCAATCTTCGTCTTCTCTTGGCCACCATATTAATCAACTGGCTCAGAGATATGACACTGTTGTTGAAACCGATTATTCCGCTTACGACGGTACTCAGAACACTTTGACCTTCCTTATTGAATTTCGTATCTATCAACTTGTTTATGGCCAATATGCCAGCGACATCTTGTGGCTCAAATACATTTCCTACAACGCACTAGTTAAGGGGGATGGTTACTCCTATAAAACAGGGGGAACGAGACACAGTGGTGCCGCAGATACTAGTTTGATGAATACTCTCTTGAACATTGTTGTTACAACCTATGCTCGCCTCACCCATGAATCACAAAAAGATTGTGATATCTTGGAAGCTATTAATATGAGTGTGGCAGGTGGTGATGACGGTTTGGCGTTCAATATGTGTGAGGACTTAGCAAAACATTATGAGGCTACAGCAACTAAATTAGGTTTGGTTTTAAAAGCACAAATCAAGAACACGGATCAGCCATTAAACATGTTGTCAAGAATCTATCCAAACGCAC